ATAAATTATATACTTCCGATATTCTTTCAAAGTTATGGCCTTTTGGCATTTCTTCGATCGGCGATGTGAATTTTCAGAGCGCCGCATATGTCGCTCGGTATATCATGAAAAAGATTACCGGCGATGCTGCTTTTGAACATTATAATAAGTTTGATGAAGATGGAGTTATTACTAGTCGTACTCCCGAGTTTACTCGGATGTCTCTTAAACCTGGTATTGGAGCTGGATGGTTCGATAAGTACCACTCTGATGTTTTTCCCCACGACCATGTTATCGTGAAGGGGAAAAAGGTTTCGGTTCCCCGTTACTATTCTCGCATGATTGAACGTAATTCTTTACGTTCTGATCCTAATGTTGCACTTGACGAGTATGATCTCGATGAGATACAGTATGCTCGTCTTGTTCGTATGCGTGAGCGTTCCGAATCGGATACTGATGATCGTCGCAATGCTCGCGATGAGATCAATCAGGCTAAACTTAACTTACTTAAAAGGTCTCTACTATGAAAATGATCGTGTGCTCTATTAAAGATCGTGCTGCTGATGCTTTTGGTCGTCCTTTTTATGTTCCTGCTGTTGGTGTTGCCATACGCAGTTTTCAGGATGAAGTCAATCGTCAGTCTGAAGATTCTCAAATTTATCAACATCCAGATGACTTCGATCTTTTTGAACTTGGTACCTTTAACGATGATACTGGCTTGTTCGAGTTGTTCGATTCGCCTAAACTTCTGATGCTTGGCAAGCAAGCAAAATCAGAGTAAAACTATAAGACCCTTCGGGGTCTTTTCTACTTCTAGGAGGCTATATGCACCGTAATCGTTCTGTTGATGTCCATCAGTTTGCGATGATTCCTAAAGCGGATATTCCGCGTTCATCGTTTGATGCACAAAAGACTTATAAAACTACTTTTGATGCTGGTTATCTTATTCCTGTATATGTGGATGAGGTTTTACCTGGTGATACTTTTAAACTTAAAATGACTGCTTTTAGTCGTTTGGCTACGCCTCTTTATCCTATTATGGATAATATGGTAATGGAGTCATTTTTCTTTTTTGTTCCTAATCGTCTTGTATGGTCTAATTGGGTTAAGTTCATGGGTCAACAAGATAATCCTAGTGATTCAATTTCTTATACAATTCCTCAAACATCAAGTCCTGTTGGTGGTTATGCGGCTTGTACTCTTGGTGACTATCTTGGTCTCCCGACTGTTGGTCAGGTTGGTGCCGGTAAGACCGTTACGCATATGTCGCTGTATCAGCGTGCGTACAATCTTATTTGGAACGAGTGGTTCCGTGATGAAAACCTTCAAACTTCTGTTCCCCAGTTGATGGGTGATGGTCCCGACGATACGACTAACTTTAGTATCCTTCGTCGTGGTAAACGTAAAGATTATTTTACTGGTGCACTTCCTTGGCCTCAAAAGGGAGCTGCTGTTACTTTGCCTTTAGGTTCTTCTGCACCTATTAAAACTATTGCTTATCCTGACCAGGCTGTTAATCTTAATGATTCTACTGGTAAAGGTATTGGTACTAATGCTGGTCGTGCTTATTTTGCTACGCCTGGTGAGGCTTATACTAGTGATCGTTCTTTGTATGCTGATCTTTCTCTTGCTACTGCTGCTACTATTAATCAGTTGCGACAGTCGTTCCAGATTCAGCGATTGTTAGAAAGGGATGCTCGTGGTGGTACTCGATATACTGAAATCGTACGTTCTCATTTTGGTGTTGTTTCTCCTGATAGTCGTTTACAACGGCCTGAGTATATTGGTGGTGGTTCTACTCCTATTAACATTAATCCTATTGCCCAGACGAGTGCAACGAATGTTACTGGTGGATCTACGCCTTTGGGTAATCTTGCCGCTATGGGTACGTCTTTGGCTCATGGCCATGGTTTCACGTACTCCGCTGTTGAACATGGCATGATTATTGGTCTTGTTAGTGTTCGTGCTGATTTGACCTATCAGCAGGGTTTGCAACGTATGTGGTCACGTAAAACCCGTTATGACTATTATTTCCCTGTTTTTGCTCATCTTGGCGAGCAGCCTATTTTGAACAAGGAAATTTATTGTACTGGTGATACGACTGATGATGGTGTTTTTGGTTATCAGGAACGTTGGGCTGAGTATCGTTATAAGCCTTCGCAGATTACGGGTCTTTTCCGTTCTACTACTGCTGGTACTCTTGATGCTTGGCATTTGGCACAGAAATTTACTTCGCTTCCAACACTAAATGATACGTTTATTAGAGATACTCCTCCTGTTGACCGTATTGTTGCTGTTGGTGCTGCTGCTAATGGTAAACAATTTTTGTTTGATGCCTTCTTTGATGTACGTATGGCTCGACCAATGCCGATGTATTCTGTACCTGGTCTGATCGACCATTTCTAAAAACTAGTCCTCCTCAATAAGCTTGCTTATTGGGGAGGTTTAATGGAGGTTAATTATTATGGCTTTATTTGATGGAGCTATTGGTCAAATTGGTTCTTCATTAGTTGGTGGTGCTCTTTCTTTTTTGGGTGCATCTTCTGCTAATGATGCTAATCAGCAAATTGCTAAAGAGACTTCTCAAGCTAATGCTCTAGAAGCTCAAAAAAACCGTGATTTTCAGGCCGAAATGTCTAATACTGCTTATCAAAGAGCAGTAAAGGATATGCAATCTGCTGGTCTTAATCCTATGTTGGCTTATTCTAATGGTCCTGCTTCTACACCCACTGGTGCTACTGGTTATGCTGTACAGGCTGTACCTATGCAAAATAAGTTTGCTGGTGCTGGTGAGGCTATTCAATCTATGCCTGGTAAGGCGGCTGCTGTGCAAAATTTGCATGAGCAGAATAATAATTTGAAAGCTAATTCTGCTCTTTCTATTGCCCAGGCAAAAAATACTGATGCACAAACTTTGCGGACTATGGCCGAGACTGACCGAGCTTTAACTGAAAATGATTTAGCTAAGGCTCGTATTATTAGTGAAACTGCTTCTGCTGCGCGTCATCAGCAAGAAGCTAAAACTTCATCTGCCCAGGAGGCGCGTCATCGTGAAGAAACTCGTCGCACTGCTTTTGAAAATGTTGGAGCTAGTGTGGAAGCTGACATTAATAAGACTTGGTATGGTAAGTATGTCCGTCCTTTTATCCGTGATGTTCGCGGTATTTCTGGCTCTGCTAGTTCAATTAACAACATGATTGGAAAATAAATGAAACCTGTTATTCCTTTTCTTCGTACTCCTTTTAATTATGATGTCGATAAGGTTTCTGATGAAACCGGTTTATCATGTCCTGAGCCTACTTTGGCTCAACAACATTGTAAGGATGAATGTGATATCAATGTGATTGTTGAGCGTTTTGGCGTTACTGGTCAGTTGCCTACTCATGATGGCTCACTGCCAACTTATGGTGATTTCACGGGTGTCTCTGATTACCGTGATGCCCTTGAAGCTGTTGCAAGGGCTGATGAAGCCTTTATGGCTCTTCCTGCGAACGTTCGTGAGCGTTTCGACAACGATCCAGCGTTGTTTGTCGATTTTTGTTCTTCGACCGATCCTGCCGATCGTTCTTTGGCAATTGATCTTGGCCTTATTCCGCCACCTGCTAAACCTGATGGCGTTATTCCGTCACCTGAGGGGGTTGCTAACCCCGAGCCGACAGCGTAAGCTGGAGGCAGCACAGTTACTCTACTTGATGTAACTGTGCTAGGTGACACTAATCTACTATAGGAGATTGTTCTATGCGTCCACTTAAACGTCGTATGGTCTCAAAGAAGCGCCTTGTTAAGCACTTCCGTAAGACTGCTCATAAGACTAAGGCTGCTAATATGCAGTTGAATCCACAACGTGGTGGCTGGCGTCTGTAATGTGTACTTCGCCTTTAATGGCTTGGAGAGACCCCGTTAAAGGGGTCTCTTTCGCTAAAACGTCTCATTCTGGTGAGGAATTACAACTACCTTGTGGACAGTGTTGGGAGTGTCGTTTTAAGCGTTCTCGTGATTGGGCTATTCGTTGTATGCACGAGGCCCAGTTACATACTGAGAATTCTTTTATTACGTTGACTTATGCTCCTGAGCATTTACCTGCGGATTCTTCTTTACATTATCCTGTATTTCAGAAATTTATGAAACGTTTGCGTAAGCAAGCTAATAAGCGTGTTCGTTTTTATATGTGTGGTGAGTATGGCGAGAACTTTGGCCGTCCTCATTTTCACGCTTGTCTATTTGGTTATGATTTTCCTGATAAGAAACTTTTAACTACTACTAAACAAGGGAATAAATTATATACTTCCGATATTCTTTCAAAGTTATGGCCTTTTGGCATTTCCTCGATCGGCGATGTGAATTTTCAGAGCGCCGCATATGTCGCTCGGTATATCATGAAAAAGATTACCGGCGATGCTGCTTTTGAACATTATAATAAGTTG